GACCATGTGGCAGGGACAGCCATTACCTCTACCGGTACACAAATTGACCCAATAGTGTCGGGGTCTAATTTTGCACACCTGTTCGACGGTGCTGCATCATCAAAGATCATTACCATTCCTACAGCATCTCTGGTTGGCTACGACTCTGCATGCCTAGAGTTTTATCTGTATATGGCAGGTGGCTCTACCTTTGTGGCAGCAAAATTGGGTGCAGACAACCTTATTGAGTTCATTTCAACTGGGCTCGCTCGCGTCACGCTTCCTTATGCCAGTGGCGGCACACAGGCCATGATCGACTTTACACCTGATGACACAACTCAGATTTCGATCAATGTCGGTGTCGATACTTGGTCTATTTGGGTGGACGCCGTTCTTGTGAGTTCTGGCCCGGCACCAGCGGGAGGGCTAAAGGATCTCTCTAACGTAACAATGACTAGTCCAGCCTCTGGATCGCTGGTTTTTGGTGCATTCTTAATGTACCCAAAGGCCCAGGATAGGCCAGAGATCCAGGCACGCCAGGTTGAGGCCGTGTTCTTTGGTCCAGATGCTCACGCCAGATATGATTTCGTCAACTACGAGATTTCAGACCTGTCACAGAATTTCGCTGTCAAGTACGATATTCCCAAGTCCTATTCGTGGGAGGATTACCTTGTTGACGGCATCGCCGTCGTTGACGGAGAACTTTCCCTTGACCTGAACGTTGTTGAGACTTACAATCCACAGTTTAACTGCTACTCAACATCTAGGGCTTATACTTTGTGGGGATCACAGATGGGCCGAGCCCATGTAAATATTCCTTCATACACGACATCTGCCACCAATAGGGGCATTGTCCATCTTAGGTCGGATGTCCCAGGCTCAGACGAGTTTGCCCTAAGGTTTAACACTGGCAACAGACTTGAACTTCTTCGTACTGTGTGGTCTAGGGACGCGAACAATGTCGATACGTCGTCTGTGTCTACCACACTAATGGCTACACCTGGATCAGCAATTTCTGCTGCCGCAGCGGTTAGCGTGGGATTTGGCTGGAATCCAAACGGTCTGTACGTCGTTTATGGTTCAACTGCAACACTAGTCGCTGGAACAGCGGGCTTTAACTTCAATCAGTACGAGGCCATTTTTGGAACAACAAGGTCAACCGCTAACGGGCCATTTGACCAGCCGTACTTTACTAGTCAGGCTGCCTGGACATGGGAAATTAGGTTGTGGAACAATTTTGACAACGCTTCGCCCACAGTGTCGCCAACCTCATATGGAAACCACACCTTCTTCACTGCACAGTACAACAAGGACTTGCCAGTGATGGGCGAGGTTGCGATTGCCATCGACGTTCCGCTTCCAGAGGGCGAGTCCCTGAGAGTTCCGTACCTATACCTAGACAGCGAAGCGGCGACAGTTACGGAGACATTGGTATGATAACTAAGTCAACAACAGTATCTCATGGGTACACCGTCCCCGCTGGTGGTAAGGGGCTTACCTATCTGCTATCCCTAAAGTCAAGATATCTGGGTGACCGATCACCAGTATCCTCCTTTCAGTTTAGGGCGCTTTCTGCTGTGAACAACGAGATTCTTTCTGGCGGCGGCGGTCATGCTGCCGGAACCTCTGTTGTTACAATTGTACCTAAGCGCCGACCACCGCTTATGCACCAACGCGGTGTCCTTATTGAGACAGGCACTACCGGAATTGCATTTGCCAAGAAGGTTGACTCTGCCGATCAAGTCGAAGTTGCAACTGTGCAGGTCTTGATTCAGCCAGTTACAGGAACCACAAGAATAGCGAGGGGTGCCCTGACCCTCGATATCACATCGGCAGGCGTAGTGACCTATACAGGAGCCCAGGCCCTATATGTAAACGGCGCAGCGGTAGCAACTGGCTCCACAATCGCGTTCCCGTACCCCAGACTCCTGACCATTGCGTATACAGCAAAGGCTCAGGACGGAATTGTGATCGGTGCATCTACTGGTACAGCCTCGTTCTACTTGCAGCAGGTTGGAGTTTCCACAAGGGTCCTAACAGCAGGCGAGGTCGCAACGCATGCACAAATCTACTATAGAAAGCCCTCAACTGTCACAGTGTTGACCGATTCTGCCATTTCGAGCGTCCCAAGTGACAACCCAGTGACCACTCCTGAGGTTTGGAGAGAGATTTAGGACTTATATGCTATACTAATAGCATGATTAACAACAACACCCCAGGCGTAAAGCACAAGCGAAGCAGAGTTAGCGACAACATTGGTGTCGGACTGTACACATGGCAGATGCCAGATGGAAACATTCTAGGAGACTCAGCGGGCAACGTTCTCTCTGTGGCTGGTAGAGTTGGCGACATTAGAGCGCAGGCGAGGCTAAAGGAGTACGTCGAAAAGGAACTCGGCATCTTCGAGGGCAAGCCCAAGTTCTTGGACGGTGCAATTAAGTTGACCGAAGGCGAGCATGATCTACAGATGGAGCAGATGTTGGACGGATACGTTCCAGAATTCGACCTTGGCTCCCTAAAGGATGACATCAAGAAGGAGCGCAACAGGTGATTAAGCCAGACGAGCGACCAGACGAGAACGTTATTTCAGACGTTAGGGTTGATACCAGGGAAAGCCCTGTAGTAACCGCAGAGTCTCTAGCCGCAACCGATATCTTCCTTTCAACTGGTGACGCCCTAAAGTCCCTCGTTGGCCCAAAGATGAAGCGAAAGATCAATACGGTCAGCAAGCGTTATGAGGGCACAGAGGGAACTGGCACAAAGAGGATCGACAATGGTCTTACGGCTTACGGATTGTTTGATGTTGTTCAGCCACCATTCAACATGGCAGTGCTTTCCTCATTCTACGAGCAGAACGTCCACCACTTTGCGGCGGTAAATGCAAAGACCTATAACACAGTTGGCCTTGGATATGACTTCAAGCCTACATCTGCAACTACGCAGAAGTTGGATGATCTAGAAGGAAAGACCGAGCAACTCAATAAGTTCCGTAAGAAGTTGGAACGAATCAAGCAGGAACACTTCGAATGGCTTGACTCGCTCAACCAGGAAGATACAATTGTAGAAATCCTTATTAAGTTCTTCAAGGATTATGATGCTCTAGGAATTGGATACCTCGAAATTGGCCGCACAACTCGCGGAGAAATTGCTTACCTTGGTCACATCCCTGCCGCCACCATGCGCGTGCGTAGGCTTAGAGACGGATATGTTCAGATTGCTCAGGGAAATAAGGCTGTATTCTTCCGTAACTTTGGAGAAACTGACTACCCAGATCCAATCAACAAGGACCCTCAGCCGAACGAAGTAATCTGTTTTAAGAAGTACGCTCCGAACAACGACTTCTATGGCGTGCCTGACGTTATCCCCGCTGTGGGCTCCGTCCTTGGATCGCGCTTCGCAACGCTCTTCAACCTAGACTACTTTGAGAACAAGGCTGTTCCTCGCCATATGATTGTGGTGAAGGGCGCAACTTTGTCAACCGCTGCTGAGCAGGCCATGTACGAGTTCTTTGACGTTAAGTTGAAGGGCAAGCACCACAGGACACTATATGTCCCTCTCCCTGCTGACGACCCAGATCGCAAGGTTGAGATTGAGATTAAGCCAATTGAGGCCGGTATCCAAGACGCTTCCTTTATCAAGTACAAGGATAACAACAGGGACGAGATCCTAGCAGCCCACAGGACTCCTATCACGAAGATCACCCTGCTACCAGGCGTCTCCCTTGCTGCCGCTCGTGACGCAGACAAGACCTTTAAGGAGCAGGTAACCAGGCCGTTGCAGGATTTGATCGAGAAGAGGGTCAACATGATCGTAAAGGAAAAGAGCGACGTATTCCTTTTCTCACTAAACGAATTGTCACTAACTGACGAAGATACCCAGTCTAAGATTGACGAGAGGTATTTGAGAATGCAGGTAATTGTTCCTAATGAGGTTAGGGCTAGAATGGGAATGCCTGGAATTGATGGTGGAGATAAGGTTGTTGATCTAAAGCCAGCCACCGGTTCACCTTCACCAGGAAGCCAAAGGGCTTCTGAAAGATCCGCTAATTCACCAGATAAATCAGGTGAGGCTCGCCAGCCAAAGGGTGAGGGTCGCGCTGCACCTTAATTCCGAATAATTCGTGAATTCAATGTGATATACTGACATCAAATGGAAATTACTAAGAGTCATTGGGAATCCCATGACGGGGCGCTAAAACTAGGCGTCCCGATTATGAAGGTTGACAAAGAGCGCCGAATCGTTTCTGGATTTGCGACGCTCGACAACGTTGATCGTCAGCGCGACATCGTTCTTTCTTCTGCATCCAGGGAGGCTTTCAAGGCTTTCGCTGGTAATGTCAGGGAAATGCACGACAAGATCGCCGCTGGCAGAATCGTGTCTTTCAGAGAAAAGACATATTACGACCCCAAGACCGAGAAGATGTATGAGGGCATCTACGTTGATGTGTATGTCTCGCGTGGTGCAGCCTCTACTTGGGAAAAGGTTCTTGATGGAACGCTAACTGGATTCTCTATCGGTGGCACAGTTACCGAAAAGGAAGATGTATTCAGCGAGGAACTTGGTACATGGATTAGCATTATCAAGGCATATACTCTAAGTGAATTGAGTTTGGTGGACGCCCCTGCGAACCAACTCGCAAACGTTTTCTCCGTACTAAAGATGGCAAATGGAGAAACAGAAGTTTCGGGAATTGCAGTTGACGTTGAAACACAGGATGT